TGACCTGGAGCTGGGCTATGTGGAGCGCTACTTCCGGGCCAAGCTGGCCGAGGTCATGCACGACGGCATCGTGGACGGCTACCTGAACGGCAACGGCAAGGTGGCCCCCATCGGTATCACCAAGCGCATTGACAACGTCAACGCCTCCGGTGAGCACACCGCCAAGACCAAGATCACCACCCTGACCGGCTTCAGCCCCGCCGCCATCGCCCCCGTCGCCAAGACCCTGAGCCACAACGGCAAGCGGGCGGTGGACCGCATCTACGTCATCGTCAATCCCACGGACGCCTACCAGTATGTGTTCCCGGCCCTGTACGGTGACAGCATGATCGCGGGCTGGGTGGACAAGAGCTTCATCCCCGTCACCGTGATCCAGGAGCCGGGCATCACCACCGGCACCGGCGTGTGCACCCTGAAGGGCAAGTATACCATGGGCTTCTCCGGCGTCAAGGTCGACGAGTACCGGGAGACCAAGGCCCTGGACGACGCCGACCTGTTCATCGGCAAGGTCTACGCCAACGGCCGCGCCGACGACGACGACTGCGCCGTGGTCTTCGACACCACCAAGCTGGCGCCCTATGTGACCACCATCCACACCGAGACCGACGAGACCTCCGGCGGCTAATCGAGAGGAGTGACGCTGCATGACGGATGCTCAGATTGCAGCACTCGTGACGGAGATGCGGGCAGACCTGCAGATTCCGCCCTATTTTCCCGAGCTGACGCTGCAGCGGGCCGTGGAGAGGGGCGTGGAGTTCCTGCAGAGCCTCAACCCGGTGGTGGACCTCTCTGAGGACCTGACCGGGCGGGGGCTGCTGGGGAGCTATGTGCTCTACGACATCAACCACCGGACGGAGGAGTTCCAGCACAACTACAGCTGGGACATCCTCCGCTGGCAGATGCTGACCCCGGCGCCCACAGAGGAGGAGGCGACCCAGGATGAACCGTAACGTCCTGGGCACCGCCCCCGCCTACATCGACGGGGCCATGGAGGTCTATGACATCATCGACAAGCCCGGCTCCGGGGACTTCCCGGAGCGGGTCATCCGGTCCAGGGGTCTGGGCCTGATATGGTTTCGGCAGGAGGCCATATACGACCGGACCCGGGTGACCTACGAGCAGGCGGACCTGGAGATCACCAGGAAGCTCAGGATCCCCAGATGGGACGGCATCAGTTCCGGCTGTGTCTGCATCATCGAGGGGACCCAGCACCGGGTCCACAACTGCGCCCAGGTGATCTCCCGGCAGGGCTACCCGGAGACGGAGATCACCCTGGTGAAGCCCGAGAACGTGTTCCCCATCTATGAGGAGGTGCCCTGAGGGACCTCATCCGGTGGCCCTCATCCACCGCAAGCGGTCCCCCTTCCCCCGGAGGGGGAAGGTTATAAGGAAAGGTGATTGGATTGATGACGAAATCGGAGCTGTCGGAGCTGCTGCACTCCGTCTACGACCATGTGGGCGAGGGGGAGCAGTTTCTGGAGAGCGCGGGCAATTACCCCAAGGTGGCCTACTGGGAGACCGTGTGGGATGACAGCGTTGCCTCCGGGGAGGATTACGAGACAGTGGTGACCTACCAGGTCAGCCATGCGGCCCTGCGGCCCCGTGACCCGGCCCTGGTGGCCCTCAAGCGGGCCCTGAACGAAGCAGGGCTTCATCCCACCATCTACCACGAGCGGGCCCAGGAGGACGGCGGCCCGGCCTATTTCCACAGCTACATGGCCGTGGACGTGCTGGAGGACCTGACGTGAGCGTGGAGCTGCTGGACGGCCTGGACGCCTTCGAGAAGGAGCTTTCCGGCTGGCTGAAGGCTGCGACACCCGAGACCGCCAACGCCGTCCTGGAGACGGCTGCGGAGGCCCTGGTGCAGGACGTCCGCAAGCTGCCCAAGCCCAGGAGCCAGATGGGCGGCAGCCATACCCACCTGCTGGACACGATCCAGAAGGAAAAGCTCAGCTACGGCTGGGCTGTGGGCTGGGGCAAGTACTACGGTCCAATCGTAGAGAAGGGCTCCAAGGGCATCAAGAAGGGCACCACGGGCAAGAGCAAGTCGGGCCGGATCATTACCTGGGCGAACGGCACCCGCGGCATGGCGGCCCAGCCCCATCTCCGGGCCACCTACGACAAGAACAGAGCAACATATGACCGCCTGATGGCGGCAGAATTCAACAGGAGGGTTTTCAATGGCTCTTAGCAGAAAGCATCCGGCCACCAAGGAGACGGTCGGTGCACAGTACATTTGTTTCAACACGCCGGATGAGAACGGCGAGTGGACCGAGAACTTCGAGTCCACCGTCTATGTGTTCCCCACCGTGACCCAGGTCTCCACCGAGGAGGCCTCCGAGGGTTACGACGTGTGGGCTTCCGGCGCTTCCTACGAGTCTGACTCCGTGGTCTCCGCTGTGGACATCAGCGAGACCAACGTGGCGTTTGACGACGAGATTCTGGAGAAGATGAAGGGCAACACCGTGGTGGACGGCGTGGTCCTGTCCGGCAAGACCACCGTGCGGCCCTGGTTCGCCTACGGCATCCCGGTCATCAAGCACGACGGCAGCATGGACCTGCGCTGGTACCCCAAGTGCAAGCTCACCGAGAACACGGACGCCACGGCGACCTCTACGGACAGCCACAGCGACCAGACCGACGACATGACCATCCGGGCCTACAGCTTTGACGAGGAAGGCAACAAGTGCGTCAAGGCGCTCACTGCCAACAACGCCATGAAGAACATGACCCAGGATGCGTTTTTCGCGGCGCCCCTGCTGACGGTGGCGGCTGTCAAGGCTGCCGTGCCCAGCTCCGGCGGCTAAATACAACGACCGAGGCCCCCGAGCTCCGGGGGCCTCGTTTTGACTAAAAGGGAGGATTCGACATGGAAGACAACAGACTGCCCGAGCTGCGGGAGGTCAGCGCGGAAGAACTCTACCCGCTGGTGGACATGCTGTCCATCATCGGCGTGACCGAGGTTTTCAAGAGCATCCCGCAGGACGTTCTGCAGAAGGCAGCGTTTCAGACGCCCACGAAGATGGACGGCAAGGGCGGCTTCACGGAGATCCCACGGGACCAGTGGACGAAGAAGCAGACTGAGGCCTGGCGGGAGAGCCAGGTGGCGGCGGCCCAGATCGGGGCGGCCTGCATGCAGATGGTCATGAGCCGGTTCTCTACCATCCGGGAGCCCCTGGAGCGCCTGATCTGTCTGGGCACGGGCCTGACTGCGGAGGAGCTCCACGAGCTGCCCGGCGGGGACTACGTCCGGCTGGTCAAGGGCTACTTTGACCGGGAAGGATTTACCGATTTTTTTATGCAGGCTGTGTCGCTGCAGTCGGAGCTGATGGGTCTGATGGTCTCTGCGATCTGATGTATCGCCGGTACGCAGACCCGGACGCGGTGATTTCCAACCGGCTGCGGTACAAAAGGCTGTTTCCTTTTATGCAGCGGATCATCGAGGCAGACCGGACGGAGCAGGCCCGGCAGGCGGCGTGGTTTGGTTTTTAATTGCCTAAACCGCTCGATTTCGAGGGGTTTAAAACCAAATCGGCGACAGATCGGCGTTAATCGCCGGCGATAAGAGCCCCTTATCTGGGGACCCCTCATCCGGGAAGGCCCCTCAGCCGAGAGAGCCCCTCATCCACCGCAAGCGGTCCCCCTTCCCCCGGAGGGGGAAGGTTTGAGGGTGCGTCTCTTTGACCTTCCCCCATTGGGGGAAGGTGGCACGCGAAGCGTGACGGATGAGGGACCCGGAGGGGAAGGTTATAAGGTTAGTGATTAGGAGGTGACACCGTGGCGGAAGAGCTGAAAAGAGTGGGCATGGTATTCACTGCCGACGGTGCGGAGAATTTCAAGAAGGAGCTGCAGCAGGTCTCCGCTGCGGTCAAGACCAACGCGTCGGAGCTGAAGCTGGCGAAGTCCAGATACGACGAGAACACCACGGCGGCCCAGAAGCTGGCGGACCGGCAGAAATACCTGGCGGCCCAGGTGGACGTGTACGGGGACAAGGTCCAGATCCTGTCCAGGCAGCTGGAGGTCATGGAGAAGGACGAGAATGCCTCCGCCACGGCCATCGAGAAGAAGAAGGCAGAGCTGAACGACGCCCAGGCCAAGCTGAACGAGTACTCCTCCAGCTTGGAGAAGGTCAATGAGGACCTGGAGAAGGGCACCACGGCCACCAAGGAGGCTGTGGAGAACCTGAGCCAGGAGCTGGAGAAAAGCAGCTCCGCCCTGGAGCGGAACGAGGCGGCCCTGAAGGCCCAGGAGGCGGCCTACGACAAGAACACGTCCATCACCGAGAAGCTGGGGGACCAGCAGGAGTTCCTGACGAAGCAGACGGAGATTTACCGTGACCAGGTGGAGAACCTGGAGCGTCAGGTGCTGCTCCTCTCCAAGAGCGAGGACGCCGACGTGGAGGCCCTGAACAAGAAACAGGCGGAGCTGGACGGCGCCCGGGCGAAGCTGAACGAGTACGAGAAGAAGCTGAAGGACGTCAACACCCAGCTCACCACCCACAGCGCCCAGCTCAAGGAGTGGGGCGACAAGCTGCAGGGCCTTGGTGGTCAGATCAGCGCCGTCGGTGCGGGGCTGACCAAGAGCATCACGGCACCTATCACAGCCATTGGTGTGGCGGCGGGGGCGGCCTGGAAAGAGATTGATGAGGCAGAGGACACTATCACCAAGATGACCGGGGCAACCGGAGACGCTGCCGAAGATCTGCAAGAGCAGATGACCGACATTGCCAAGACCATCCCGGTCACATTCCAGACGGCAGCGGAGGCCGTGGGCGAGGTCAACACCCGGTTCGGGCTGACCGGCGACACACTGGAGGACGTGGCCGGGAAATTCACCATGTTCGCAGAGCTGGCGGGCACCGGTACGGTCCAGGCTGTGGACAGCGCCCAGAGCGCCATGGCGGCCTACGGCATGAGCGCGTCCGAGGTGGGCACGGCCCTGGACATCCTAACCGCAGCTGCACAGGGCACAGGTGAAAGCCAGGTCTCTCTGGCGGAGAGTATGACCTCCAATGCGGTCACGCTCCAGCAGATGGGCTTTAGCTTCGAGCAGTCCGCCGGGTTCATTTCCAGCCTTAACAAGAGTGGTCTGGATGCATCTGCTGTCATGTCCGGCCTGAGTAAGGCCATGAGGACCGCTGCCGCCGGTGGCGTCCCCATGTCTCAGGCACTGCAGCAGGTGCAGGACCGCATCGCAAACGCCAAAAGCGAGACCGAGGGCATGCAGATTGCGACGGAGCTGTTCGGCAGGACTGCCCCTCAGATCTACTCCGCCATCGCCAACGGGCAGATCAACCTGGACGCGGCGGCAAACAGCATGGCTGACTACGGAGACAGACTGCAGACCACGTATGCGGCAACGCTTGACCCTGCGGACGAAATGACCACGGCCATGAGTGGACTAAAGGACGCGGGAAAAGACCTGGCGGAAACGGCCATGACTTCACTGGTGCCCATGGCGAAAGACCTGATGGAGGACCTCAAGGGGCTTGTGGAGTGGTTCGGCGGGCTGAGTGATGGCACGAAGGAAGCCATCGTCAAGTTCGGAGCGTTTTCTGCCGCTCTGGGCCCGGTGATCTCCGGCGTGGGCGGCTTTGCCTCCGGCATTGGTGGTCTGGTCAACGGCATCAGCGCGGTCTCCGGCGCCATTCCCGGCATCGCCTCCGCCGTGGGCGGTCTGGGTGGTGTGATCTCCGGTGCGGCGGCGGCCATCGGTCCGGCGCTGGCCGGAATTGGTGCCGCTGCGGCGCCGATTCTGCCGGTGGTGGCGGCTGTGGCGGCTGTGGCCGGTGCGGGCGTCCTGATCTACAAGAACTGGGACAAGATCAAGGAAGCCGTGGGGCCCCTGGTGGAGAAGGTCAAGGAAGGCTGGGGC